TGAGATTGTTCCGTTAATGCTGTCACCACTACCGGAAAGAATATCTACGGAATTGGCGCTGTTGTTCACGAAAGTGACCGAAGTACCAATATAATACCCTACTACAGCTGAAGCTTCGAGGGCAATAGATTCTCCAGGACCCGTTGCAGTGCGTGAATCACTTACCATGGCCGCCAAGTATGTTAAAACCCAGTCGATGCCTAAACACGCAGACAAAACATTTAAAAAACGGCAGCCAAATTTCTTTAAGGCAAATTCAAAATATGAGCGGGCAGAAGGGTTTGATATTTCCAAAATGAAAGCCACGGTCGGATTTTATAACAACCAATTGGTGAAGCAAACGACCAACCACGCTGTCAAGGATCTGGAACAGCAGGAGCGTGGTGGGTCAATCCATGGCCGATCTTTTATTCCCATGAAACCGGCCAGGACAGGTCGTGGTATGGTGAAACCAGATCTGAGGATTGACAAGGTTAATAATTTCATACACACCAGACCCTTCAAGGGTAGTAAAAAGCAAGGGTTTATCCGGGCGGCTTTTGTTGCTGTGCGAACTTTAATACCATTTGGTGAATGTCCGCATTGCTGGTTCGGTTCACCTGGGTGCCATCATTCGAACCGGTGTCATCCTTGATATCACCGCTCAAATAATCACTGTCTACCGGATGTATTTGCCCATCATAATCTGCTGGTTCCCTCATATCTTATATGTAATTGATAAATAATATTCCTACATTCTGTACCGGCTTCAGACGGATAATCATCTGCCGGAACTCGTTTTTACGAGAGGCCGACACATTCGCATATGTACCGAGTGTCGAGCCACCAACAAAAAAACAGGCCTTTAAATTCGATCCGAAATTGAACCCAAAGTCAATTGTTTCATCAAAATGGTTAGCTACCTTGTTGTTCACATACCCTCCAAATGACTTTTGACCATATTGGAATTGACCATATTGAGTTTGAGAAATTATACTTGGGTTTAGTGTTCCTGGGCTTTGAACCGGTATATTCTCGTGCACATACACATTAAATCCGGCATCTTGCAGCTGTTTCTCAAGGTTTAAATAGTGAGATTTTGCTGGGTTAATACCTGGTTGACTTAAACGTTGCAGTATAGCAGCCCTGCGGGTGGCTATAGGAGTGGCACCGTTGGTCACCATCCCTAATGCCCTCTCCCAATTTGATGCGTCATTAGCATCGAAATCTGAATTGTCTGGCATGGCACTAGTCATGATTGAAACAATGTCATGATAGGCCTGAACATCGCTATCAGCTAACCCGCTGTGAAATGCCCGGCGCCAACTACCTTCACCCATCCTAAAGGCACGACCGGATGGGTAGAGTAGTTCTACGTTTCGCAACATTTTATCCTTAACAGTTAACATTTAGTTATATGTAATTGAAGGGTTAAGCCATGGTATGTCACCTTGTGTGAACGTCCACGATACCTGTGAAACACCATTGACTGTAAATGTTACAGATGTGAATACAGCACCCGGTCTAGTTGATATGATTGCTCCAATTAGCTTATTGGTATCCAGGATATCATTTTTGTCTTCAAGTATGTCAGCTCCTGTTACGAACGGCCGCGTATTTGCCAACATCGTAGTAAATGCGGACAGCAAGTCGGCCTGTGTCGCTGCATCCAAACCCTGAAATCCTGTAACAGTTATTGCAATGGTTTTGATTGTCACAGCTTGAATGTTTGGGATAGCTGTAATCGGGCGCCGCCCACGCTCATTAAGAGATAATGACGTGTCGGGATTGAAGTTTATTACATCATCCACATCTGACAGCATTAGAGCACTGGGTGTGCCCTTACCATCGATTGAATCTGCTATGGTAGCCTCAACGAAAAGATCTAATTCGCTGGTAAAGCCACTTTTGGCATAGGGATAAACTCGCTCTACTCCCTGTGCGTCAGCAGCCCATATTCTGTAATCTGCAGCCGAACCGCCCTGGGGTTCCAATCGATACGCTTCAATGACCCTTTGCCGGTAGTCTTCAATATCTTCACCAGCTAGAGGTTGGATGTCTTCACTTACTACCTCAGCCGAGCTATTTACCAAGGGGATAGGCTGAGTTGACGTCAACGTATCTCCAATGTTTAATTTTCCACCCTCACCAGCGGTTAAACATCGTAGGGTTATCTGATCAGTGGTGGAAACTAAAACATAAGCCTGGTCAAGAATAAACAGAATGCCGGGGTTTAACGAGTCATCATCACTCTTAAATGTGGTCTTGGCGTCAATTGTTGCACCTATCGTTCCGGTGACCTCAACTGTATAACTGCCGGCTACTGCTGAGAAAGGTTCACGTCCCAATTTAATATTACCATATCGCCGCAATGTGGGTTCATCGCAAGTGTCTACAAAAAGGTTTTTATACGTTGCCGCTATACCCAAATACAGCATTTTCATAATGCCTGCTTTGTTTGCGGCTTCAGCCCTTAGTTCAGCTTTCCCTTCATCATCAATAGTAGCTTCTAGTTCAGTCTCAAGACTGGCCACGATACCATCGTATAATTCGGTTAATGTTGGTAGTGTAAACATTGTTTAATAAAAATCATCGCTAAAATCTTCCAGAAAGAAGTCGCCATCACTTCCCTTCCGATTGAATGTTACTATTGTCACCCTTCTTTCTCCATCGGTATAAATGGTTCGAACGTCAATTTTTACAGTATTAAGCGCCGGAAACGTCACCGACACAGTAACCTGAACACCCTGGTTCGTCAAAAACAGCAAATCATATTTCGCTGCATTTTCCAATTTTATCCGGCCAGCGCTGTTCAGCTGAATTTCCTTGAGTGTGCGTTCAACAGTGCTGTTATATTGCCGAATCAGATCATTTTTGAATAGCAGGGAATTAGCCCAGTAGTCCTTTGCCTTTCGGTTCGGGTTATCTACTGCCGGCGTACTCTCCTCAACATTTCCGCCGAAAAACCCCATGTAAACGTGATTTTCCCGGCCATACACTACCGCCAGATCGTTACCTACCTTTTGGATGTCTCCACCGTTACCGCCAGATTCGCCAACCGCTTTATCTATTGTCCTGTTCATTTGTCGAGTTGTGTTGTGGACTTGGTTTTGGGCTGTACGTCAAAGGCTTTACTACCTCGGGCTATGCTCACTGTTGAATCGGAATCGTTTTTAATAGTGAATGTCAAATTGCCGCTTACCTGGTTACCATCTGCATCGGCCATTGAACCATCCATCGATCCACCAGGCATGATCGATGGTCTTTGGATCAGCCGGCGTACATCATCGGCTGATAGGTTCGCCGGGCCCTTGTTTTCTACAACCTCAGCCGGTTGATTGAAAGATGCACTTTGACGAATAGTGAAGTCAGTTAATTCACGGCCCTGGGTCATGTACCTGGTTTTTTGCTGCATTTGGGCCATTAACTTTGCTTCCATGTCGCCGGTACCAACCCGGACCGACGGTAGACCTGGTAACCGAATGGTCCGGTCTTCGATTTGAGCCTTTAATTTTCCGATCTCAGCCTCTGCATTAGCAATACCGATGGCTATTGTTGTCCGCTCAAATTCTACTGCAGCAACCGTGGCCTCTCGTGTGCTCATTCCTAGTTTCTGGTACCTGTCGACCAGCTTTTGCAGTGCGGAATCTTCTTCGGATATCGCGTTTAAAATGTTCAAGTTGGACCGTTTTTCATATTCCTCCCCGGCCGCCCGTTGAGCATTAACAAGCCACCAAGTACCTGCAGCCAGAGCAACGATAGCAATAGCCGCTGCACCAACAGGATTCGCAGCAATAGCCGCATTAAGTGAACTTTGAGCCACGGCACCAGCAGCTGTGGCGAACGTCATACCCTGGGTCAGCGCGATGTATTTTACGGTATCCACCAGGAATACTACATTGGCAATGGCATGATATGACGCCAATGCAATTCGTCCGGCGATCAGCGCTGCTTTCCAAGTGAGCATCACGCTGGCAGCATACATCGCCGCTTTACCCCAAAAAACAACCGACTCGGCCATTCCACGGATCCTTTGTTCCTGGGCCGTCAATTCGCTCGTAGCTTTCGCGGTCCCGCTCATCATCCGAAATAGGTCGGTGAATA